GATGTGTATAAGAGACAGCTATTATACCATATAGTCAAAAAATAAGCAAGCAAAAAAGTTAAAAAAACCTTGATTTTTCAAGGTTTTATAACTTGTTTAAGTAATTAAATTTAGGACGAGAAAAGAAAAAAGATATATGGCATACATAGAGAAAACAATCATTGCCGGAGAACACATTTTCAAAGAGAAAGGTTTTTCGGCGAGATATGGGAAGAAAAATATACCAAGAGGTCCAAATTGGAATGAGTGTTCAGAAGTACAACGACGAAGAAATGAGTTGTTGAAGAAAAAAAGAATTGTATGGGCTATATGTACAAATTTCAAAAAAACAGATTGGTGGATAACATTGACATACAGACGGTGTGAACGTCCCGATAGTATGTTAGTGGCAAAAAAACACCGTAGCCGATTTATTAGGCGGTTACGAGATAGGTTGAAGAAAAAAAATATACCGCTGACCTACACGGCAATGACCGAAAGGGGTATTAAGGGCGGCTTGCACCACCATTTAATAATAAAAAACGTATTCGATATAGGCATAATAATAAACCTGTGGGAATACGGAAAGGTGCATATAGAAAATATATACACTGATTCAATGTATGATTTGGCAATGTATTTTGTCAAGGGCGACAGTGAAAAATCCGAAAAAGATTTCACAAGCAGTCGGAATATGAAAAAACCAAAAATAAAATACAGAATTGTGAAAGCTGAAAGGTGGACAAGCACACCGAGAGCGAAAAAACACTATGAAATAATACATAGGTTTGACGGGTTCCACGATTTCAGCGGATACCCGTATCAAGAGTATGTAATGGTTAGGCGGTGTTGAAAAATGAATGACGGTTGTAACGGCTGTAAATATGAAGATACACCGTGCATAATTCGGATCTGCGGTAACGCACCCGGAGCAACGGCGGAAGATATAAAAACATTAGAAAAATGTACAATGTTAAACAAGATTGAACAGAGAAAGCGAGGACAAAGCAGTGGAAAAAATGACAGCGGAAGAATACAGAGCATTGATTGATGAAAACAGAAATGCAGACGGCGAACAAGTATTGAGAAATAAAAAGAGTTCTGCAAGAGGCAGAGCATTTGAAAGTCTGTTGATGCGTGGTTGTAATTACTACCGTCAAAAAGGTATTGCAATCATCAACAAGGTGAATGAGCCATATATAGTTACCAAGAAAACAAACGGCAACAAATTTATGGGGCGGTTCACAGGAAGAGCCGAGCCGGATTTCAAGGGAGTGCTAAAAGGCGGTAGAGCTATCGCATTTGAGGCAAAAAGTACTCAAAAAAGCCGCATTCAAAGAAATGCGGTTACAGATACACAAATGGAGTGGCTGCGTGAGCAAAAGAAAATGGGTGCCGTTGTGTTTGTGGCGGTCAATATCCAAGAAAAATTCTATACCGTTCCATTTGAGGCGTGGGACAATATGAAAAAATATTATGGCAAAAAGTTCTTGTTGCACGAAGATATAGACGAATTTGAGGTTATATATGACGGGTCCGTCCGATTTTTGGAATACGAGGACGGCACAAAGGTTGATATAGAGGGGGTATAAAATTATGACAAAAGAAAAAATATTACCGCTGACATTAATAGTTATACAACTGATGTCAGCAATCCCGTACACGATTACGGGGGATTGGCGAAAAGTAGTGTATTGGATTGCGGCGGCGGTTTTAAATATAGCCGTAACATTTTAGCGATAGGAGGCGGAAAAATGAAACTAAAGTACATTTTACAATTTTGCAAAAAGAATAAATATTTATCATTGGTGCAGTACGGCGACAAAAAATATTTGTCTGCCGGCGAAGTCACTGCATTAGTACAAGGAATTAGTCCGAAGTGGAGCATTGACGATTATTATACGGCAATGGGTGTTGATGAGGGTAGACGTGAAAACTATACGGCGTATGAAGATGTAGACTGTGAGGATATAAACGTTGATGAATTAGACCAATTGTCAGCGTTGCCGTTTACTATCGGCACAGGTGGGGATACATACAAATTATTCACACGAACCGACGGCAGAATTATGGTATTGAACACAAAATATATAACTGTATTCCGTGATGAATTTGCTATTGAATACTATTCACGTGGTGAGGGACATTTAATATATGTTGTGTCACGCGGTATATGCGTCGGTACAATACAGGCTACACCAATGAATATGAAACAACTAACGGAGTTTGCAGGGATAATACGTGACGGTTTTCAGCGTAATTACAAAACAAATTTTTTGGATAATGGCGGTCAAATTGAAATAACCGACTAAATCCCAATCGATTGAGAAGAAAGAGAGGAAAAAACAATGATAAACACGGTCATAAAACAGATAGAAGTACAACAAAAAGGAAATGAAAATACTGCGCCATATTATGTGGGTGAGCAGTTGAAAGACATCATCAGAAACAATCCACAGGCGGCGGAAATCGTCGGACAGGATTTAAAAATTAAAGAAATGAGCATTGTTGAGTGTGAGAAAAAAATAAAGGCATATGCTGACAAACACAAAAAAAATAATTTTGCGTGTGTAACACCGCAACAGGCAGAAAAAATAATCTGCGAATTTTACGGTATTAATCAGCCGAAATCTACTGAAAAGATAGTCAGTATTGCAGATCTGCTATAGGGGGGCGGTAAATATGTGTGATATAAATATGGCCGATTTGGTACCGAACGAACCGCCCAAAGGTTTGGCCGACTGGTGCAATAAAAAAAGAAAAGTGAATTTATTAATATACAAAGTTGGGTACTATTATGAGCCGTTGGAGGACAGAAACAAAAAGTGTGTTAAATGTAAATGTACCGCTTGCGGAGCAGTTACAATGCAAGAATACACAAAATTAAATAACAGAATAGGATTTATTCATTCAAAAACCGGTGAAGAAATATTCGGCAATAAAAAAACAACGTGTCCCGAATGTGGTAAATCGGTAACAGCCGAACACGTCAGCAGTTTCGGTAGTCGAAACGAACCTGTTATAGAACGATACTGGCCCGTTACATTCCATAATGTCAACGGAAATGTTGCCGTATTGCAGTGGTGCGGTGAACGACGTGTTGACAGAACTGGCAAAGATGAATTGAATATATATCAATATTCCGGTGCGGTATTTTCCAAAACGGAAAAAATACGTCTGACGGGGTTTTATTCAAACTACTGGAACAGACAGTGTTTTCTGGGAAAATGGGAAACGCGAAAAACATTTACGGACCGCGTAGAGGGTGTGAATATGGCGGAAATATATCAGCCGGAAGAAATTCCAAACGTGCTGAAAGGCACATTTGCAGAAAATTCTAAAATGGATATGTATATTGAATGTGCGGAGGCAACATATCCGGTTACATATCTGCGATTATATCAGCGTTATCCGAATGTTGAAAATCTGATAATGAATGGGTTAGGTGGATATGTCAACCAATTAATACAATCGTCGACGTCGTATATCAAAAACACGCCAACGTTGAAAAATTTCAAGGGGTTAAAACTGAAAAAAGCAAAACCCAATGAAATTTTAGGTATCAGCAAAGAGGCACTGCGGTGCATAAAACAAAATGAGTGGGATAGCAGTAAAATTGACCTGTATGTACATACACATACGCAGGGTGTAACGATACAGAATATTGATAGAATTGTACATAAATACGGTTCACGAATTGAACCGCTAATCGGAACAGGTGCCGACATACCGAAAACAATGCGTTACATTGAAAAACAAAACAAAAATTTAGAGGACGCAGTAACATATTACAACAGGGTGCAGTACATTGTTGACTATTGGAATATGTTGCGGAAAAACGGTCATTATACGACCGATACGGACATTCTATATCCGCAGAATTTAGTAAAATCGCATAATGATGAACAACGCATTATGCAGATTGCCGCAACAAAAGAACTGGAGAAAGATTTCAAGAAACAATATAAGAAACTAAAAAAATATTGTTTCACCTACGGCGGGTTGTCAATACACCCTGCCGAAACAGAAATTGAAATGATAGACGAGGGCAGAGAGTTACATCATTGCGTAGCGACGTATGCTAAACGTCACGCGAGCGGTCAGACGGCTATATTTTTTATCCGTCATATAAATGAACCGGATAAACCGTATTTTACATTGGAATTTGATTTTAAAAATATGTGTGTCAGACAAAACAGCGGATTACGGCACTGCGCGAGAACGCCGGAAGTCCAAGATTTTGAAGAAAAGTGGGTTGAGTTCGTCAAGAACACAGCCGGAGTGAAAAAAGAAAGGAAAGTAGCATAATGGAAAATAAAAACGAGATAATCGAGGCGGAATACAGAGAGATAGACAGTTGTACACTGCCGGAAATTACGGCTGAAATTAAGTACATCACCGAGAGTATGAACAGAACGTTATTAATCGGGATAATCGAAATCGGTAAACGTTTTGAAATCGCAAAAACACTGGTCGACCACGGAAAGTGGGGCGAGTATTGCGAAAAGTATACAGGCTATAGTCAGAGTATGGCCGAAAATTACATAAAAGCATATAAAGAATACGGAAAAGACCAACAGAGCCTGTTCGGTGATTTCACAAAATCCAAATTGATTGGGAATTTGGGAATTACAAAATTAATCGAACTGACCGCCATTCCGGCAGATGAGCGAGAGCATTTCGTTGAAGAAAACAACATAACAGAGGAAACCACCGTTAAACAACTGCACAAGTTGATACAGGAAAAGACTGACGCACTGGCACAGTCGGCGGCAAAGCAGGCAGAGGCTGAAAGAAAGCTGAAAGCAGAGATAGAGAAAAACAAACAGGCGGCGGAAGAAAAACAATCAATGATTGAACGCCTGCAAGCGGAATTAGACATTAGAAATGCAGAGCCTGCGACGGTTCCACAAGACGAGTTAGAGAAGATGATGCAAGAGGCAGACGAAAAAGCAAAAAAATCACTGCAAGCGGAAATTGATAGATTAAAAACGGAAAAGAAAAAAGCGGAGCAAGCGGCGGAAAAAGCGGAGCAAGCGGCGGAAAAAGCGGAGCAAGCAGCCAAAAAATCGAAACAAAAGGCGAAAAATGCGGAACAACAGTACAAAAAGCTACAAGATGATGTTTCGAGCGAAAAGGAAAAGGTTGACGCGGCAGAAAAAGAAAACGAGGAGTTAAAAAAGACCATTGAAAAACTGCAGAAAGAATCACTGTTAGGCAGTAATGAAAAAATGGTTAAACTGCAAATGTGTTTTGAACAGGCACAAAACAGTATTATAGCGGTTAAAACCGCACTTGCAGCGGTTGAGGGGTCGGAGAAATACGACAAATTGTTTGCGGCGGTAAAAGAAACGTTAAAAGGAAAGGTGGAAGAAATATGACGGTGCAGGAATTACAAGAATTTGCGAACGAATTAATTGATGTTGGCAAGGGCAGTTATACAGTGTTGGCGGATGAAGGTTATTCATATGTAACCAAAGGCAGTATAGAAGTCGACGACAAGGAAAAAGAAATCACAATATACGGTAAAGAAATCACAATATATTGAAAGAGAGGAAAAAAGAAATAAAAAAAGATTGATAAAAGAGGAGGCCCAAAAATGCGAAAGACATATTGTTCAGTATGTGGAAAAATGATGAACGAAAAAATCGACGAAAACAGTGGTAAACCATTTAAAATACAAATGTGTTCTGTTTCCTGTATCAACGAGGCGTGGCATAATGTCACCGAGGCACTGAAAAAAGGTGTACGTCCCGAATGGGTGTACATCTGCAACGGTGAACAACCGCAACCACAGTCACGAAGTAACAATAAACGGTATATATATCACAACAGAATTGTGTTTTTGCAAAACCAAGGGTTCACGATTAAAGAAATAAGCAAAGAATTAAATATAGCAGTAGCAACGGTATACGGTTCGCTAAAACAGTACGGAAATGAAATGATATAAAAAACGAGGGAGAAATAAGCAAATGAGAAAATATAAATCAAAATTTATGAAACCATACATACGGAAATTAAAGGCGGGTGATTTGAAACGCATAACGTCACAAATGACATTTCAAGCATTGTTAAATGAATGTATTATCGATTATGCACGTCAGTACAAAAAACAGGTTTATGTACTGACGTTTGCCGGAAGTCGCGATATTTTGGATGTCAGTATGAACAAAAAAAAGTTAAGAAATTCTATTGTTGCGATTGATACATCAAACAGAGAATATAACATAATACGGAATTCGTGGAAACGGTCAATACAAAGAATGAAACAAAATGACAGAAGAAAAAACGGAGGAAATCAATGAAAAGATTAATCAATCCAAACCGCCGGCAGAAACTATTTCTTGCCGAACACGGTTTAAAATCGGAAAATTGGAAAATTGAAAAAGAAACACCGGAATATTTGTATATAGTCAGTAAAAACGGACAACACAGGTTGTTAAACAAAAACTAAAAATCGCAATCGATTACGGAACAGGGGGCATATCATTGACGCAAAAAGAATTACAGGAATACAGAAAAATAATGCGAAATGCAGAGAGTATTGAATATCAAATACAGAAATTGCAGTCGCAAATCAATAAAGTGACGGCAATAGTCAATGATATGCCACGCGGCGGAAAGTCAACCGATAAATCCGAATTGATTTGCAAATTGATTGATTTACAGGAACAATATAAAACAGAATATTCAACGGCGGCGGAAAAGTTGAAAACAATCGAAACTGCGATTGCGAAGTTGTCGGATCCACAGGAACAGGCGGTACTGCGATATAAATACATATTAGGACTGAATGAAAATAAAATCTGTCTAAAAATGCACTATGAAAAATCACGAATATATCAAATACATAGGTCGGCATTAAAAAAAATCGAAGAAATTTAAAAGAGTGGAGTAAAATGGAGTATATTTCGTGTTATTATAGTAATGTGAAAAATTCACAAATAGGGTTTTCTCCTTTTTTTCTTCTATCAATCGGGAACCGCCGTAGCGTGTAAACGGCGGTTTTTGATTGCAAATTTTTAAAGGAATGGGGACGTTGAAATGGAACTGTTACAATTAGTTGAAAAATTCAAGAGTGTTTTCAGCATAGAAAAAATTGAAGATGTTGTTGATGAATTAAAATCAACATTGTTAAATGCAGAAAAGTGTCGAAAGCTATGTGAAGATTGGATTTTAATATGTCCCGATTTAACAATAGATTATATGCAAATGATATTTCAATATTATTTTGCCGACCGCAAGGAAAAAATGCAAGACTACACACCGAAAAGTCTTGCGGTAGCGGTTGCAGAGTTATCAAAAACCAAAGATGAAAAAATCTGTTTAGATTTGTGTGCGGGAAGTGGAGCATTGACAATCCAAAAATGGAACGAGAATAACGATTTAAAATTTATATGCAAAGAATATGATAGTCGTGTTATTCCGTTTTTGTTGTTTAATTTGGCAATTAGGAATATTGATGCGGAAGTTATCCATTGTGATGTATTGTCAGATGAAAATTTCAAAACATACAGGACGCAAAAAGGCAATAGATTTGCAACTGTTAAAGAGATAACTAAGAGCGAATTTAAAGCTGATTGTTGTATATCGAATCCACCGTACAATATGAAATGGGAACAACCTGTATTTGCACAATTACAGAATAGATTTTCACAGTGCGAAGTACCGCCGGAAAGTAATGCGAATTATGCGTTTGTATTGACTGCGTTAGATGAGATTACGGGCAAGGCAAGTTTTATATTGCCGAATGGTGTTTTAAGTACAGACAACCAAAAGGAAAAGCAAATAAGACAGTATTTAGTTGAAATGAATTTCATAGAAAGTATAATTGTATGTCCTGATAAAATGTTTGAAGTTACGTCAATACCAACGTGTATTATAACATTTAACAAAAATAAAAAAAATTCAACGGTAGAAATGATTGACCTGCGTCAGAGGTATGAAACAGAACAGCGAATGCAAAACGGGCAGTTCGGCGGTAAAAGTCACACTAACAGGACATACGCAAAAGAGGTCAAGATTATATCTGAAAGTCAGATACAAGATGTATTGATACAGATTGAACAGTACGGAAACATAGCGGGTTACTGCAAGGCAGTAAGCATTGAAGAAATCAAAAAAAATGATTATGTATTGACACCGAGCCGATACATAGAATTTGAAAATATAGAAAATGCACATAGACCGTACAACGAAATAGTTGCAGATATTAACAGAATCATAATTGAAAAAAACAACTGAAAGCTAACCATCAATGAAACAATCGCCAAGTCGTTAGGATTTGACATTGAACTGTTCAAGCAAGACAACAGTTCAAATAATGATTTTTCAAAATTGACAGAAAAAATATGTGGCGAAAAGATTGTTAAAAATGATTATTTCAAAACAACCAAAAACAAAAATGAAATAACATTCGCAAACAACAGCAAAGAAAACATTTCAAGTATTCTTATGATGATATTTAACACGTGGAAACAACACATATATTATCTAAATTTTGAAGAAAACAGATATTTAGCAGAGTTACGGGACGCACTGTTGCCGGAGCTGATGAGTGGGGAAATAGATATAGGCGACATATAAGCGGCGGAAAGTTCCACCGCTTTTTTAGTGCAGAAAGGACCAACAATGAAAATATATTACGAAAAAAATACGAAAACAAATAAAAAAATCCGCAAACAATCAAAAAAATACGGATTGACATACAAATTTTCAAAATGGCTATTCATATGCAAATGGCGATTTAATAATCGAAAATGGCACGAGTGCAGGCATAAACGCAGAGCATTAGAACGTGCGTTGACAAAAAACGGATTTATTTAATTTTTTGTTAAGTTTTGTTAAGGTGTTTGCGTACGCACACGCGCGCGTTAATGGTAGGAATTAAAAAACAGCGGAAAATATATTAACAAAGCGAGGTGAGAAACTATGACGAAAAAAGAAAAAATGTTCGTTGACGCATATGTAAATGACGTCAAGAGAAATCAGACCGCGGCGGCTATTGCGGCAGGTTACAGTGAAAAAACAGCACCGCAGGCGGCAAGTAGGCTGATGAAGAAAGACGAAATCAAACAGGCTATTGATGAACGTCTGAAAGAACTGCACGAGCAAAACACAGCACAGGCGAACGAAGTCATAGAATTTCTCACGGCGGTAATGCGTGGCGAAAACGTTGACAATATCCCGATATTTGTCGGTGACGGTTTTCAAAAACTGACAGAGGGGAAACCGCCTGCCAAAGACAGACTGCGTGCGGCGGAAATGTTGGGTAAATACTACGCATTGTTTACAGACAGGACACAGATAGAAAATGACGGACCTGTCGTTATTATTGATGATATAGGGGGCGAAAAAAATGGGAACTAAAATATCTGAAAAAATCGCACCGTCATTTTATCCGGTGCATAGAAAACTACACGATAAAAAATATACGCACTATTGGCTGAAAGGTGGCAGAGGTTCAACAAAATCGTCGTTTATATCCATTGAAATTATAAACGGTATAATGAACAACGCAGACGCAAACGCTGTCGCGATCCGCAAAGTCGGCGTATATCTGAAAGACAGTGTGTATGAACAATTAGTTTGGGCGATAGAGCAGTTGGGCGTATCGCATTTGTGGAAACAGAAATTAAGTCCGTTGGAGTTGGTATACAAACCAACAGGACAGAAAATTTTATTTCGTGGTGCAGATAAACCACAGAAATTAAAATCGACAAAAGTATCAAAGGGATATTTAAAATATATTTGGTATGAGGAAACTGCGGAATTTAACGGCATTGCAGAAATCCGTAATATCAATCAGTCGTTAATGCGTGGCGGTTCTGAATTTGTCGTGTTTTATTCATACAATCCGCCAAAATCACAGCGTAATTGGGTGAATAAACACATATTAGAAATTGACAAACACAGTTACACACATCATAGTTGCTATTTAGATGTTCCGCCGGAATGGTTAGGCACACAATTCATTGCAGAGGCGGAAAGCCTAAAGGAACGCAACATAGACGCATACAATCACGAGTATTTGGGAGAAGTCACCGGAACAGGTGGCGAAATATTCGCAAATGTGGATATAGTCAGATTGTCTGATGAACACGTTGACACGTTCGACCAAATCCGCGAGGGTATTGACTTCGGATATGCGGCGGACCCGTTTGTGTATGTAAAATGTCACTATGACAAAAAACGAAAAACACTGTACATATTTGACGAAATTTACAAAGTAGGTATGTCAAATCAATCTGCGGCGGAAAGGATAAAAACGAAGAAGAACACGCAAAATCAAATAATAGCTGATAGCGCAGAACCGAAGAGTATTGCGGAAATGAAACGGTACGGACTGCGCATAACAGGCGCAAAGAAAGGGCCGGATAGCGTAAACTACGGTATCAAATTTTTGCAGTCGTTAGACAAAATCATTATTGATAATATCCGTTGTCCGAAAACGGCAGAGGAATTTTTAAACTATGAATTGGAACCGGACGGAAACGACGGGTTTAAAGACGAATATCCGGACAAAAACAACCATACCATAGACGCCGTGCGTTATGCGTTGGAAAACGATATGAAGAACAAAACTGCAAAGATACGCAGTAGAAAGGAATTATATTAATGCGATTAGACGAAGAATTAATCAAAGACGGTATAACGGTCAAACTGATAGCCGAATTAATCGAAAAACACGAACGTCGTAACGGCAGATATTCAAAATTGATGAACTATTATAGGGGAAATCACGCAATTTGTCACCGAGAGCGAGAGGCGGACGGATTGGCGAATAATAAAATAATGGTGAACCACGCAAAATACATTACAGACATCAGCACCGCATATTTAATCGGTAATCCTGTTAGTTATACACCGTCTGACGGGTACAATATTGACGACATTATAAATGTCTATTTGGAACAGGATATACAGTCGATTGACAAAGAAATTGTGAAGAATGTCAGCATATACGGCAGAGGGTACGAGTTAGTATATTCGGACGGAAATTCACAGCCACGCAGTGTCAAAATAGACCCGCGACAGGCATTTGTCGTATATAACGACGATTGTACGCATTTTCCGTTGTTCGGTGTTTATTATTATAAAACATACGACGTCAATCACGTTGTAACGGGTATTGTCTGCAATATATACACGGATAGCGAAATATGTACATATCAGTCAAAACAGGATAATTGGAACACGCTTGAATTGACATATCAAGCAATACATTTCTTTGGTGGCGTACCTATGATAGAGTACGTCAATAACGAGGAAAAACAGGGCGATTTTGAGCAACAAATACAGCTGATAGACGGATATAACAAATTGATGTCGGACCGTGTAAACGACAAAGAACAGTTCGTTGACGCTATGCTGTTATTGAAAGGAATTGAAATAGACAGCGAGCAAGCACGAGCATTAAAACGCGAAAAGATTTTACAAACCGATAACGACGAGTACGGCGACGCAAAGTATTTGTCAAAATCACTGTCGGAGGCGGACACAAAGGTACTGCGTGACGACCTAAAAGAAGATATATTCACTACATCAATGGTACCGGATTTGTCAGATGAAAAGTTCGGCAACAACCAAAGCGGTGTGGCGATTAAGTACAAGATTTTGGCGTTCGAGCAGAAAACAAAAGACAAAGAGGGTTACATCACAAAGGGACTGAAAGAACGTTTTAAACTGTATAATCATTTTTTAAACCTAAAAAACAATACGCCGATAGTTCCTGTACACAGGATTGATTTTGTGTTCACACACAATTTGCCTGTAAACAATTACGAAATGTCACAAATGATTACAAACCTAAAAGGTATGGTTAGCACCGAAACACTGATAGCACAGTTGGATTTTGTAACTGACCCACAGGAAGAGGCGGAATCGGCACGGCAGGAAACAGCAAACGAATTTCAACAGCAACTGAACAACAATAGCGATATGATGTCGGGGGGCGGTTGGTAATGCAGTTTAGCGTTGAGGGATTGGAAAATGTGCAGGCAATGATTGATGATAAAATCAATAATCTAACCGAAAAACTGTCAGAGGGTATCGCCGAAAGTTGTAAAGTTGTAGAGGCTGACGCAAGAGGTTTGTGTCCTGTTGATACGGGTGAATTACGGAAATCCATAACGTCGGAAGTGTCGGGAACAACCGGCACAGTCGGAACGAACAAAGAATACGCTATGTACGTTGAATTTGGCACATACAAAATGGCGGCACAACCGTATTTAGTTCCGGCGCTGAAATCGAATGAAGAAACCATTGTAGAAATTATCAAAGGCAAAATAGCGGGGTAGCGTATGAAAAGTGAGGAATACTGGAATGATGCCGCCCTAAGGCGAGAAATAGCGGTACAAACGGGAACAAATTATACAGGCGAAGAAATTTTGAAACTGTATGACGAGGCACTGTCGGATATAGATACAGAAATACAGAAAATCAAAATCAATTTTCAAAAGCGTTTCGGCATTGACAACGAAACCGCAGAATATTTCTTGACGCAGGCACAACAGGAAGATAATTTAAAAACACTGATAAAATCGTTGGAATACGCACCCGACGAACAGGCGCGACAAGATATTTTAGCATATATTAGACGTGACGGACTATCTGTCAGAGCCTATGCCGCACGTAAAGAACGTTATGAGGCGGTCAAAGCTGTTATATATGCCCGAATAAAAAAAGTAGTCGTAAAGGAAATAGAGAAACTGTCAGAGCGACTGCAAGCGGTGTACAAAGAAAGCTATTACGGGGTTATAGACGACAGCGCAAAACAGTTTGATGTCGGTATAAATTTCGCTATACTGAATGAAAATGCCATACACGCGGCGGTAAGTTCAAAGTGGCACGGCAAACAGTTTTCGGAGCGTGTGTGGGATAATACGGATAGATTGGCAACAACGGCGCAGAATTTAGTTGTCAAGTCACTGATGTCGGGTGAGGCGTGGAGCAAGACAGCCGAGAAACTGTCTACGGCGTTCCAAGTCGAGAAATACAATGCCACAAGGTTAATACATACCGAGAGTTCACATATCCACGCAATGGCTGATTTAAAGGCATATGAGGACATAGGGGCAGAGCAATACAGATATTTAGCAACATTGGACTATAGAACGTGTGAACGGTGTCAACAGTGGGACAATATGGTGTTGCCACTGTCGGAGGCACGAGAGGGATATAACTATCCTGTATTGCACCCGTTATGTCGTTGTACAACAACTATTGCGGTAGATTTAAAAAATCGTCGAGCAAGGGACCCGCTGACGGGTAAAAATGATATTGTAGACGGTTCCGTCACATATCAAGAATGGTACAATAGCCTGTCAGACGAGCAAAAAGAGGCTTTAAAGCTATCAAAACGTAAAGATAGCAACAAGACATCAGACAAACTGCAACACGCTAAATATGTCAAAGTATTAGGCACGAAAGAAGTACCGAAAAGTTTTGACAAATGGCAGGAATTGAAGTATAATGATAGTGAGAAATACAACGAATTAAAAAGCCTGTACAGGAGTAAAATAACTGTTGCAAATAGTGAAAAACGTGGTATAATAAAAGCGGAGCCTTTATCAATTAGATTTGTTAATTCATCGGATAGATTGTACAATAATTCAAAAATGATAAAACCTATTAAAGGATTTGAAGACGTGGTTATACACGGAGATAAAACAGGGTTTGCATATTTTGATAAAAATGGCAAAGAATCATACTATACAGTACGCGAATTTGCTGAAATACTAAAAAGTAGTGGATTATATCAAGGTGGAAATATAAGATTAATATCTTGTGAAACTGGAGCCGATGGAGCTACTACAGCAATGAGTTTAGCAGAACAATTAAATGTAAAAGTAATAGCTCCCTCTAATGTTGTATGGGTAATGCCAGATGGTACAATGACAATAGGAGATACACCCAATTCAAATAATGGAGAGTGGAGAGTTTTTGAGCCTAAAAGGAAGTGATATGAAATGAAACAGGTATGTAGTTCAAAAGATTTATACATAAATTCAAATTATATAAAACACCATATAGGTAATAATCATTTTACAGGACAGCAACAAATTGTAGAATATTTAAAGCAAGGAAAATGTATAGCAAGTGCGGCTGGACGTGCAAAAGACATATTTACAGGAAAAACTATAAACGAAGAGTTGACATTTATGACGGATGGTAAATATGAATGGCGTTCTGATATTGCGTATTATGTGGAAAAATATAATTTGAGATTGTCAAAAGACTTTGAAGATTATGTGTTAAAAAAACGAAAAAATTAAGCACGTTTACGGACGTGCTTTTTTAATGCTAAAAATCCCAATTAATTGAGAAAAAAGAAAGGAAGATTTTTATGAGAAAGATATTCGGTAAAATAATTATGACACAGCGTGAGTTAAACCGAGAGTTGGAAAATGCCCGTGTACAGGGTAGACGAGAGGCACAAAAAACATTAAGCAGAGAAAAGCAATGCATTATGATTAACTGCGGATTTTTCCCTGTTACAGATAGTTTTTGGGAGGCAATAGGCACACCCGAAATTATTGGACACGGTTTTGATTGGGCGTATTTTGAGCCGGAGGGAAAAAGACAAAAATTTATGCCGTTTCACGGTTGGTTATTTGTAGATAAGACAAGTTTTGAAATCCGTCGCGAGGCGGAAAAAGCAAAGAAAATTTTAAGAGGCGAATATTTAAAAATATAATTAATTCATTGAAAGGCGGTGATAGTGTGAGAATAGGCACAACATACACATAGCAGAAAGGAGTAGTGGTCCGAATATCTCCCGACACGGGGTCAAGTGTTGTCCTGAACAAGACATTAAAAGGTTCTATTTTTATACCAAAATTTAAAAGAAAGGATTGATTTAATCAATGGAAGAACCAATTAAAGAGCCAAACAGTGAGCCAAACAGCGAGCCAAACGGTGAACCAAAGAGCGAGCCAAACAGCGAGCCAAACGGTGAACCAAAGAACGAGCCTAAAGGCGAACCGTCTGCGGAGCCTGCAAAGACATTTTCGCAAGAAGATATTGACGCGGCCACAAAGAAAGCTGTTGAAGAGGCACAAAAGAAATGGAAAGAAGACGCGGACGAGGCGGCAAGACTGGCAAAGCTGAACAAGGACGACAGAGCAAAAGAAGAAATGCGTATCGAACGTGAAAAGTTTGAAAAGGAAAAATCTGAATTTGCACAAAAGCAGTTAGTTGCCGAAACTGCTAATCAACTGTTAGAACGTGGATTGTCCAAGAATTTTGCCGAGCGTTTGTGCGGTAAGACTGCGGAAGAAACCAAAGCGAACATTGACGCATTTGAAAAGGATTTCAATGCGGCGGTAGAAAAGGCGGTCACAGAAAGAATGAAAGGCAATCCGCCGAAGTTCAACGAGCCGGACAACAAGGAAAATGACCCGTTTTTAGCGGGATTTATCAACTAAACAAAGAAAGGAAGTAAAAAAATATGGCTATTAATTACGCAAGCAAATACGCAAAGGCGATTGATGAAAGATTTTCAAAAGAGTCAATGTCAAATGCCGTTGTAAACCAAAATTTTGATTTTGTCGGTGTTAAAACAGTAAACGTGTATTCTGTACCTACTGCGGCAATGAACGACTACACAAAAGAGGGTTCAAACCGTTACGGAACACCAAAGGAATTAGAGAACACCGTACAGGAACTGACAATGAACCAAGACAGAAGTTTTACGTTCACAATCGACAGAGGAAACTACAACGATACACAAATGATAAACAGTGCAGGTTCAGCCCTACAACGTCAAATCAGAGAGGTTATCGTACCGGAAATTGATACATACAGATTTGCAAAAATCTGCGCAAGTGCAGGACAAACAGCAACAGGAGCAATCACAAAAGAAAATGCGTACAGTGCATTTTTGGACGGTACAAGTTTTCTAATCGAAAAGAACGTACCGGAGGGAAAAGTAGCGATTGTATCAACTGAATTTTTCAAGTTAATCAAGCAAGATGATTCATTCATCAAGCAGGGTGATATTGCACAGAACATTGCAATCAAAGGTCAAGTCGGTATGGTTGACGGTATTCCTATTGTTGTTGCACCGTCAACAAGATTGCCGGAGGGCGTTTTGTTTTTCATCACACACAAAATCGCAACAACATCACCGATTAAGTTGTCAGAATACAAAATCCACGACAATCCTCCGGGTATTAACGGTTGGCTTGTCGAGGGTAGAGTTTACTACGACGCGTTCGTATTAGACAACAAAAAGAACGCTATTTACGTTCACAAAAAAGCAGAATAAAAAGAAAGGGGCGGTACATATGCGTTTGACAAACGGTACTGATACAGTCAATCTGACAAATCAAATTCAAATCCGTGCGTATCTGACGTCGGGGTATTATGTCGCAGACGGTGAACCGACAGCGGACGAACCGGAAGAAACTGCGGAAACGGTGGAAGAAACCAAGAAACCGACACGCAGAAAGAAAGAGGACTGATACAATGGATAGTTTGAGTACAGCAAAAATGTTGTTAGGAATTAAGGACGACGGGCAAGATTACCTGTTGTCCTTTTTAATTGACGATATGGAAAATCTAATAAATTCATATTGTCACACAGCCGAAGTACCGACAAAGCTACAAAGTCTTGTGCCTCAAATGGCGGCGGAAATGTACCGCCGAAAAGGGTACGGACAAACAGCCGCACCGCAAGTCATAAAGTCTGTTACAGAGGATAAACGTAGCGTATCATTTGAAACGTCGTCCGCGTCAACCGACACCGACGAATTTTTGAAAGAATACGAATCACGTTTAAGACCGTACCGCTGTAAAAGGGGGTTTTTGCCAAGTGACATCAGCAAACGAAAACTATCGGAACATATTTAGCACGTCTAATAACAAAAATAGCGTGTTTAATAACATATTTAGCGTGTTTGATAACACAACGGCAAAAATCGCCGTAAAAGGGAATTACGACGATTACGAAAACACATACGACATCATAGAAAAAAGTACCGTTACAGGCGATTTACAACCGTACAGCGGTGATATGGCGTCAAAAGATTACGGACTGCAAATTGATTGTCAGTATGTGTTTTATTGTCCCCGTAATTTCGATATAACGGTCGGTGCGTATCTGATAACAGATACAAAAACCTACGAAGTCACATATGTAGCTGATTGGAATATGGGATTGCAAGTGATGTTAAAGGGGGTAAAGCTGAATGGTAGACGTAAATAAAATTATCCGCGATATTTTAGTATCTATGAATTTAGAGGACGTCGCCGTTTGTTTTTATCACCCTGATGAAGAACAAGAACTGCCCATTATCAGCTATTATGAAAATACGACAACGACAGGTTTTTGCTATGACAATGCGGAACAGGCACAGAACACAGCTGTATCAATAGACATATGGGCGAACGGCGGCGGTGAATGCAGTCGAATAGCGATACAGGTTGATACAGCTATGCAGGCGGCAGGGTGGTATCGTGAATTGTCGAGAGATATGCCACCCGAAAACGGCGTAAGACACAAAGCAATGAGATTTTCAAAACAAGTATATTTTTAGGAGGATTTAAAAAATGGCAAATGAAAATACAGTAGTTAAAAAACCGTCGACAACAATAGGTGTTGACAAATATACATTTTTCAAGGTTGACCAAGATACAGTGACAGAGCTAACCTACGGCACAGGTTATACATTGCCGGGTACGGTTCAAATAACACCAACCGACAGTGGTAACAGTGATACGTTTGACGCTGATAATAACGCATACGAAGTCAGCACATATATTGAAAAACCGGGACACGACATTGAAAATGCAGACATTCCACCACAGGTTGACGCTATGTGGCGTGGTTTGAAAGTCGACGAAGTCGGCGGTATCGCAGTCAATAACAAGACAGAGGCTCCGTATTTTGGTGTAGCGTGGAGAACAGAACACAACAACGGTTCGTACAGATATTTCAGAACCTACAAGGGTAAATACAGTTTTGCGTCTAACGTTGGCGGTAAAACAAAACCGTCAAGCGGAAGTGTAGACCACCAAACAGCCAAGGCGACATTTACAGCGGTCACACCGGATAACAATGACGATATGTATTATTACATTGATGATACAGATTTGACAGCAGAGGGCAAGGCTGAAATCGCTACAAAGTGGTTTGAGGATATGAAGTATAAGCCAACGGCAGAACAGTTAAAAAAGGAACAATCACAGACAGTATAATTACGACATAAAATCATTAAAAGAGGGGACACTAATTAGTTTTAGTGTCCCTAAATTTGTATTAAGAAAGGGAATATATTATGCAAAAAGTTTTATCGTTTACAGAGGGAAAGAAAAAGTACGTATCAAAGCCGTTCGATTTCGAGGCTATGTGTTTAATACAGGAAATTCACGTTACAAGGGAAACGGACAGTATCGGCAGACTATGTGGTGGAGCAGTAGACCACCTATTTGAGGGAACAGAGGCAACACAAGATGTGTTAGACAGAAATCCTGCCGAAAAAATGCAAATGTGTAAGCAAGCGTGGATATGGTATATTGAGAATATGACAAGAAAAAACGTCGAAAGTCCGCAAGAACCGGAAACAGTGACAGCGGACAAGAAAACAGAGAAAAACTAAGAGATATTTACGCTGTTATGTTTAAAGCACATCATTTAATGCCCGACGTGGTAGGCAGGCAAGATCCGACAGTGTTATTTGAAATGTTGGACGCATTGAGTGAAGAAAACAATAACAGCGGCGGAAATACAACGCAAAATAACAGAACAGTAGCCGACAGCCCGTATTTGCGGGCTGTTTTTGGTTAATTAGGAGGTGTTTTAATGGCAGATATAGGCGAAATTACAGTGCGAATAACGGGTGACGCATCGGATTTGGCGGCTACATTAGGCAGTGCCAAAAATCAACTTGCGGATTTTGCGAATATACAGGCGAGTAGCGGTACAGCCGGAACAAAAAGTTTAGAAAAATACAATAATCAGCTAAAGACGACTGAAAGCACTATAGCAAAAAGCCGTAAAACACTGCAAGAAACTAAAAAAGCATATGAAGATAACGTTAAATCTGTAGACAAGAATGTAAATGCGTTGAAAATGCAGAAGTCAAGCATTGAAAATATGATTTCTGCGAAAAAAAATGAGATAAACACATTAGAAAACGCAAATAAAATTGTCAACAAGGGTAGTACGGCCTATATGGACAATCAACGCGCTATACAGTGGACTACTACTGAATTGAACGCATTGGAAAAGCAACATAAAAAAGTAAGTTCGGCTATCCAAGAGCAACAGAATAATTTAACTAACAGTAAAAAGGCGTACGAGGACGCACAAACAGCAGTCAGCCAAGCTACAAAACAGTATGAAGAATACGAAAAGGGAGTAAAAGCCGCCGAAAAAGTCGCAAATGCCGAGAGGTGGCAACAGACCGGAAAGGGTTTAAAAGAAGTCGGCGAAAGTATTGATACAATCACAAAACCGATACAGTATGCCGCAACGGCGGCGTTGGGGTTAGGTTCTGCGTCAGCTATAGCGGCAGTCCAATTTGAGGACAATTTCGCGAATGTTAAGAAAACCGTTGACGGCACGCCTGAACAATTAGAGGACATTCGTCAAAAGATAATACAGATGTCCACGACAGGTGTCAACGGACATTCGGCCATTCCACAGACAACGGCAGAATTAAACGAACTTGCGGCGGCAGGCGGTCAGTTAGGTATTACAACCGATAATATCGTTGATTTTACCGAGGTAATGGCACAAATGGGGTCGGCTACAAATTTGGTCGGCGAAGAGGGTGCCGCAACATTGGCACGTTTTCAGAATGTTATGGGTGTCGGACAGAATGAAATCCGTAATATCGGCAGTGCAATCGTTGATTTGGGTAACCATAGTGCTACAACTGAATCGGAAATTGCGTCAATGGCACTGCGTATGGGTAAATACGGTTCATCTGTACGAATGTCAGCGGCGGACGTGTTGGGTTATTCCGCAGCACTATCATCATTAGGCCTGTCTCTTATACACATCTCCGAGCCCACGAGACGGACTCCTAT